CGTCGTACTGATCAACGCCCTCAATTTCACCGATAATATCGCCCGACGGGTCCATGCTATCGCCTGATCCATACTTCGCCGGCAGGTAATATCCGTTCTGGACGTAGCGATTGAAGTCATTCTTCGGCATGCGGATGACGTGGGTGTAGCGCGGTGACGTGTATAAATCTTTGCTTTCCGGGGCGACCACGAAGTCTTCAGCCTTAACGAACTGGCTACACTGCCGATCTAGGTTAGCATCCCACCAGACTTTCTTAAACGCCTGGCCAACCAGCGGCAGGTGAAACAGCAGTTGATCGAGGTCAGGGAAGTATTCCTGCATCTCGTTGGTGACTTGCCAGTTCATAAATTCACGAACGCGGCGCCCCTGCTCCTCAATCTCCTCGTCTGGATCGCCAACGATCACAGTCTTGATTGGCCCGCCAGACGGGTATAATTCAGCAATGGCCTTGGCGTTAAACTGCGTGGCAGCTTCGGCAATCAGCGGGTGTACCACTACGGACAATCCGCGCGTCGCGCGCTCAGATTCGCCCTCGTCCATTCCGCCATCAGGATCTAGTGTCTTTAATCCCTGAGTGTAGCGTTCCTTCCACTCTGATCGAGCTTCCTCGTCATTCTCGTAATAGCTGATTAGCTCTTGCGCTTTTCGGGATAGCTCTTTCTCGTCGATTGTCTCAGCTAGGTTGATGTCGAACTGGGCGTCGTCAATCTCGTCCTGCATGTCTAGTTCGGGATCGCCTACCAAAACATCGCCGTCGGGCAGTTCCTCAACCATTAAGCTATCGTCGGGCAAGCCCTCGGCGAACGGGATAATTTTTGGATCAGCCATACATCGTCATCCTCTTGGGTTCGTTTATTTCGTCTTCTTCTGGATCGGTACTGTGTTCTAGGAACCAACCCTTTCGTAATCTTAGCCAGGCTTGCGTGCAGGTGTCCACCACGTCGTCATTCGGGTGCGCCGGGAATGCACTTATAATTTCTATTAACTCTTTAGCCCACTTCTTGTCACTTGGGTAGTATATTCTACCATCCTCCAGCAATGCGCTCGAAGCGTGCGCCCTCGCAACCTTATCCCGGTCAGGAGAATATGCCAAGACCGGGACGCCGGCCATGCGTAAATCTTGCAGTAAAGACTGGCCCGACGCCTTCTTCTCGATCAGCACTACGTCGGGCTCCCACTCGTCGTAAGCCTCCTGGGCAATCTTGCGTAGTTCTGGGTACGACGGCTTGTCCCAGTAAGCCTCCAGCACAATAGCGCACATGGCGCCCTTGTGACGAAACACGCCCCAAGTAGTTCGCGCGCTAAAGCTAGAACTTTCCTTGCCCTCAAACGCGGTGTCCCACGATTGCAATACATGCTCAATTTCTGGCAGCTCTTCGCTCTCCCAGGGAACCCACCAGGACGCCTTGAGAATACCGCCGCCCTTGGGGCTCGGACGTTGCTGTAATTGCCCGGCGGCTGCGTAAGAGCCAAGGCTCCGCTCCAAGGTCGATAGCTCCTTCTCGCCAAACCGCGCGGGCCACAGAAGTTCGCCCTCTTTAGTGCGCGGATCTGTAAAGCCAAGGGTGGATCGCATTGGGGTTGGATGTCCGATTTCGTACCTGGCAGGTAGCATCAAGTGATCCCACTCATCTCCCAGTTCATTTGCAAGGACATGCCCAGTCAGGTCTTGTTCGTGGACGCGCTGCATGATGATGACAAACGCGCCAGTTTTAGGATCGTCAAGGCGCGTCTGCATTGCCTGATCCCACCAATCTAAGACGCCCTCACGCACCTTGGCGCTGTCTGCTTCTACAACATTATGAACGTCGTCCAAAACGATAATATGGCCACCTTCTCCAGTTAGGGAGCCTGATACTGAGGTACTGAGCCGAATGCCGTTCTCGCTGTTCTCAAACCTAGATTTCTGGTTCATATCTCCAGTCAGGTGAAACTTGTCACCGAAGTGCGCCTGATACCACGGGCTGTCGATTAGGCGGCGACACTTGGTGCTATCCCTGATCGACAGAGAAGCAGCGTAGGATGCGTACAAAAACTTTTTGTGTGGCTGGTGCGTCCAAGTCCAAGCTGGCAGCAAAACGGCTGTAGAGATAGATTTTGAATGTCTTGGCGGCACGTTAATAATCAGGCGCTTTATGTCGCCCTCTACTACAGCTTGTAGGTGATCGCTGATTGCATCCAAGTGCCAACCAGAAACATAGTCAGATGCTGGTTCAATCGTCGGCCAAGCTGCCTTGGTAAACGCCTTCAATGACCTCCGATAAGTCTCCGCGTGAACCTTCTCCAGTGTCAACGTGCTTAAAAGCTGCTGTAATTGCGCTGAGTTGGTCATCACTTACCCTCGTTAAATCTATGACGTTTCGTTGTTCTACAGTAGCTGAGATCTCCTGTCTGTTCGACCAGTTCTCTCTGTCTCTGTTATTTAGGTAGTAAAATATGGCCACGTTATCTTTTTTAACGGTTGCATTTTCAAAGAGTGCATTGACGACTTTTGAGAGGCCAACAGCCTTCCCTTTTTTTATAGTCTCTAAAAACTCTAAATTCTCGGCCTGCCTATTGTAAATAGTTGCAGGTGAAATACCCAAGCAAGTAGCAATTTGGTTGACGGTTAATCCACGTCCAGCCATCTCTTCGACTTCTTGCAGAACTTCTGGTGTGACCTCAAATCTTGGTCTGCCCATTGGATTTTTACTTTTGGCTTTTGCCATTACTTAACCTTTCTTGCAGTGGTGAGCTGTATTTTTGGGAATGTAGATCAGATCACTGAAAAAAGAAAGACCCGCCGTTGCAGTGCGAAACCTGGCCGAGCGGGTCTAGTTTGCGAGGTAGTGTGGGTTCAGGTGGCCCCAGCCTACGTCGAGCAGTATTTGTGGGTTATCACATCGCCAGCATTATTACAACAAATGCGAGAGCGCAGACAGTAAAGGCTACACCAGCCATCACTTCCTTGCCTACCATTAGCACTGCTGAGTGTGGCTTATCTGGGTGGATTGTGAGGTGGCCTCTCAGACTTATTGCGACCCACTCACCGATCTGGCACGGCAGTTCGCCCTCTTGTGTGTAGACGAACAGGTTTTGATTACCCAATCGCTTGCCTGAGTTCTCTTGAACCCAATCGGGCATATCTTGGTCGAAGCCTTTAAACTTCCACGACTTGATTATCATTTATTCCTCCTCAAAGATTGAATTGCCTACGTCCAGCGGCAATTCAATTGTGGTTATTCTGAAGTTACAGATTGGGCAGACGCGCCTCCGTTTTATTGTGGGGAACCCATATGCCATGTGTGGCCGTGAGTCTTTGGCTTTTAGTTTTTCATGGCGGCACTTTGGACAGTGCGATACGGCTAGTGTCATTACGCCGCCTCCGCTTCGAGCATTGCCTTAACGCCATTAACTTGCTCGGCGGTTAGGCGCGTTGCTAGTGAGTGTGCCATTGCGGTTGCTTTGCTTGACAGATCATCGCTGGGCGCTGTTACGGCTAGGCGTAGCGCCAGCGTAAATGCCTCAAGATTATTGGTTGGTGTTTTGTAATTATTCATGCGCTTGCCATCCATATCACTAGAGCCTCGTCAAAAGGCATGTCGTTTAAGATGCGACGGGTCTCACCCGCCTGCTTGTCAATGATCCACTCACCCTTGGTCACAGTCGGGTGGTACTTGGTCTGGAAAATACCTTCCTTGTACTTGAGTTGAACCAAAACATGAGACTTAAACTTGCGCTTTAACTCACGCGAACTGAGGAACTCATTGACCTGATCACCGCACCAACCCTCTAATGACTGAGCAAAACCATCCTCACTCCACTCACTAGGCTCGTTAGGTAATGATTTGAAATACTCGTGTACCGCATTCATCGTAGCGCGGTAGTCACCCTTGAACTTAGGGTGGTCATAGTCACGATCGCATCCGCCGTGCCCATCGTTGCTCACAATAGCAACAGGCTTGCCGTCAATATATAAAGAAGCCTGATAGCAATGTGTCTCTTCACTTGCCCATTCAGTATGCTTGATTGCTTTGAGTTGGAGTTTCATGGTGGTCTTCCTTTTCACATTGGTTAAGATAATTAATGTACTCTAGTTGTGGAGTATGCACATATAATTCAAGGGGGCAAGTGCTTTTTTCTCGGACCTCGGTCCACGGCCATGGGTTAACATTACATATAGAGCAATCTGACAGAAAAAAGTGTAGTGCAATAAAAAGTCGAGGCAAAAGTGTAATAGTTGTAATAGTTGTAGAAGCAGGCAAGAATAAGATAACAAAACCATACTGTTAGGTAGTGTGATAGGTATTACAAACACTATTACAAACAGGTGTAGGTATTACAGAATAGTGTAATAGTTGAGAACATTTCAACCAGCCCAAGGGTAGATTCTTGGTTTTACTATTACACTTCGACCTAGGATATAAGCTATAGGAGAACTTGGCATAGGCT